GAGCTAGAATACATAAAGACGAACGTTGACGGCGCTGGAACGGGTATCGATCAGCAGGCCCAAGACGTTGTTAGAGATGTTTTAAGGATTGGTCGAAGCGGCCTTTTAACAGATTTTCCAAAGACAGCGGGAGAATCTTCTGTTGCTCAGTTGGCTAGTGGTGGAATCGCAGCAACCATAACAAAGTTCGATGCTAAGCAAATAATCAATTGGAAAACCAAGAGCATAGGATCGCGCATTGTGCTGTGTAAGGTTGTTCTTGCTTACAATAAAGATATACAAGGCGAGGATGGGTTTAGCTTCAAGACCGTGCCTATCAGGCTAGAACTTAAGCTTGAGTACGTGACGGATAGAGAGGTTTATTCCATGGTCACTTGGGAAAAGCTAAAGATTAAAGACGTTGAGCAATGGGTTGCCGGTGAAGAAATATTCCCCGTTGACAGCACTGGCTCTACGCTTTCAGAGATTCCTTTTGCGTTTGTTGGGTCTGAATCCAATACAACAAAGATCGACCCGGCGCCAATGTACGATCTTTGCCGCATCAATGAAGGCCATTTAAATAATTCAGCAATATACGAGGACGCGGTTTATCAGGTCGGCCAGCCTCAGGTCTGGATGTCTGGTATCACGCAAACCCATATCGACCTAATGGCCAAGAACGATATGTATTTGGATCTAGAACCGTGATGGGCGTTCCTCCTGGTGAGAAGCTGGGAATTGTGCAGGTTGAACCAGACACATTGGCCAAAGAAGCTATGGCCGACAAGGTGCAGATAATGATTGGGCTTGGAGCCATGTTTATAACGCCGGGCAGCGCCAACAAGACCGCAACGCAATCTGCCGGTGAGCTATTGGCGCAGCATTCTGTATTGTCTTTGATCGTGTCAAACGTGACCGACGCATACGAAAAGGCTCTTGGGTGGGTGGCCTTGTTTATGGGTACTGACCCAAAGCAAACGGTTTACAAGCTTAATCAGGATTTTGTTTCACCTACAGCAGACGCCAACATGTTACGCGAGATTATAGCGGGCTTTATCAGCGGCGCCATACCTGCGGCCGACTTCCTGAGATGGCAGCAAAGGCACAACATAATTGATCCGGACAAAACCATTGAAGAATATCAGGACGAAATAGGCCAAGGCATAAACATGCCGGATCTTGATCAATGATAACGCCGTCTGAATTAATCGAGATTGCTACACGCCATCAAGTGCACTTGGAGCGCTTAAAGACACAGGCTGTAAATGAAAACCTTGAATTCTTAAAGGTTATGGATAAATCCGTGACAGCTAGGCTTGCCGGTAAAGATATAACAGACTTTAAGAGGGCCAAGTTAGAGCGCCTTATAGCGTCTGTGAAGGGCGATCTTTCAATTATTAACAAGGACATAGGCGCGTCAATACTGGCGCAGGCTAAAGAGCTTGCTGAGTATGAGGCGGGTTTTGAGGTTAGGGCGCTGGATCAGGTTATTAAGGCCGATTTTAACACTCCAACAACATCCGCTTTAGTTTCTGCCGTGATGACAAACCCGCTTTCCGTGGCTGGAGTTGATAATGGTATGTTGCTTGGAGCTTTTATCAAAGGCAAAACAACAGCGCAGATAGACGCCATATCATTGGCTATTCGCACGGGTTATTACGAAGGCCAAAGCACAAGCAAGATATTGCAATCGATTCGAGGCACAAGAAGCCAAGGATTTAAAAACGGGATTATCGCAAGGGTTGGTAACAGCCTAAACGCCGTGGTCAGGACCGCTTTGCAGCATACGGCTGTTCAGGCAAGAGAAACAACTTGGCGAGCAAATAGCGATATTGTCAAGCAGGTCAGATGGACATCGACTTTTGACGGCCGGACCTCTCAGGTCTGCAGGTCAATGGATGGCAAAACATTCGAGATAGACAAAGGCCCACGGCCACCAATCCATATAAATTGCAGATCCAGCATAGTCGCAGTACTTGACGATAAGTTTAAATCATTAAGAGCGGGCGCAACCAGGTCCGCAAGAGGCCCGGATGGTGTTGAGTCCATTAGCGCTAAGGACAGTTATTATGGATGGCTAAAGCAGCAGCCTAAAGGATTCCAAGAATCTGCCATTTGGGCCTGTACGCGCAAAACTAATGAACGAGGGCGGGTTGTCTGCCAAGAAATTTGGCGAGCTTAATCTTAGTAATCAATTTAAGCCACTGACTTTAGCGGAAATGAAAAAGCTAGAGCCAACGGCATTTGAAAAGGCGGGTATATGAAAAAGGGTAAGAAAAACCATATAAAAGGATTCGTTAATGACCACAATTGCAATGGATAAGAACGGTCTTATCGCTTACGACTCCAGGGAAACCGCTGGATCAACTATTGTTGACGATAATTGCAATAAATGTAAAGAGTCAAACGGAGTTTACTATTTCTTTTGCGGCCGGTCTGCGGACGAAGACACATTGATAGACGCTGTCGAGAACGGCGAGCGCTCAAGTTACCCAGACGCTATAAGCACTCATGCGATTATTGTTATGGGCGGCGAAGTCTATACGGCTGGAATAACAAAAGAGGACGGCTATTATTGGCAGAAAGAGAGAAAAGGAAACCCATTATCAAGAGGAAGTGGCGCAGATCACGCAATGACAGCAATGGACCTTGGTTGCAGCGCAAAGAAGGCCGTTAAATATGCCATGAAGCGCGACTCATGCACTGGCGGCAAAATTAGAACATTCAGTCTAAAAGGTTGACAGTAGTATACTGATCGTTTTATTATTCGCATTAACGTATCGCTGGGCGATATGAATCTAAATTACCAGGGTAGTTATGAAATATAAGGTAAGCAAAGAAGAATTCGCAGCATTAGACGAAGCAAACAAGGCGCTATACAAGGCAACCGGCGAAGATTACACGTTAAGCGTTGACGGTATGCCTGAAATAGAAGACGTGGCCGGTCTTAAAAAGAACCTTTCTGATTTGCTAGGCGAAAAAAAGGCAGCAAAAACAGCGGCCGAAGAAGCAACTCAAAAAGCAGCAGCAACACAGGCGGCAGCAGATTTAGCGGCAGCCAACAAGTCAGGCGATATTGATGCAATCAATGTTTCTTGGCAGAGCAAGTTTGATGCTTTGGGTTTAAAGCTAGAGGGTGTTACCGGACAATTACATACGGCAACATCGGGATCAATAGCCACAAGCATTGCCGCAACCATTGGCATTGCAGGATCACAAGGAATTTTATCAGACGCCATTGGCAGACGACTAAAAACAGAGTTTGATGAAACAGGACAGCATAGAACGGTTGTCTTGGGAGTAGATGGTAAGCCATCGGCCTTAACGGTCGAAGAGCTAACCACAGAATTTAAGACTAACGCGGCGTATGCCCCGTTAATAGTTGGATCCAAGGCCGGGGGCAATGGGACCAACAACGCTGGAGGCGGGGCCGAAGGTAAAGTGATAACAAGAAGCCAATTTGATGGAATGGGAGTGGGTCGAAAAGCGCTCTTATCTAAAAGATGGCGGAACACTAAACCGACGCGGCTTAATCCGCAATTTTTTAACTTTCAGAGAATACTTAACATGGCAGAGAATACTATAACCGGCTTAGTGCCGGACATTTTACGAAGGGCTTGAACATTGTTTCAAGAGAGCTAACGGGCATGATTCCTTCGGTTACTATGAACGCATCTGCGGATCGTGCTGCCGTGGGCCAAAACATTCGTGTTGACGTTGAGCCGGAAGGAAACCTGGTGGACATTACACCATCAATGACAATTCCAGAACCTACCGGGCAGACTTCCGGGTTTACCGATATTGTCATTACAAAGTCTAAAGCGGCCGAGTTTGGGTTTATTGGCGAGCAAGTAAAAGGCTTAAACACTGGACCGGGCTTTCCAAGTGTTCGAGCGCAGAAGATTGCGCAAGCAATTCGCAAACTTGCTAACTCTATTGAAGCAGACCTTTGTGGATTGCAGTCTACCTTTAGCCGAGCCGTTGGTACTCCAGGCACTACGCCTTTTGCCACAATCAACGATTACACAGACGCGACTTTTGCGCGTAAAATTCTAAAAGATAACGGCGGTGATTTTAACGCTCGCATTGTTATGGATACCACGGCGGGCGCTACCCTTTTAGGTAAGCAAGGCGCTGTGAATTCTGCCGGTACTGACCTGATTATGTCTCAGGGCATTCTAGTGGATCGCGCTGGTATGCCTTTGCGTGAGTCTGGATTCGTCGAGAATCATGTCGCGGGTACAGGCGCAAGCGCTACAACTAATGCGGCCGGTTATGCTGTTGGTGCGACGGTTCTAACTTTGGCATCTGCCGGAACCGGGACATTGCTTGCTGGCGATGTTGTTACCTTTGCGGGCGATGCAAACAAGTACGTTTTAGCATCAGGCGACACTGACGTGTCTAACGGTGGAACAATCACCTTGGCGGCTCCCGGCTTGCGTGTTGCAATGTCAGAGGCAACCAAGGCAATCACTGTCCTGGCTAGCAGCGCGAGAAACATGGCATTCTCTGAAAACGCTTTAGTGCTTGCTTCACGAGCGCCAGCGCTACCGGAAGAAGGCGACCAAGCAGCAGATCGAATGCTAATCACCGATCCTCGCAGCGGGCTGACAATGGAATTTGCATTGTACTTAGGTTATCGCAAAGTGCGTTATGAAGTATCACTGGCTTGGGGTGTTAAAAACATCAAGCCTGAGCATACCGCGTTAATCTTAGGCTAAGAGTTTTTAGCCGCATAGCCTTTTAACGAGGGCTATGCACTAAGAATTTTTATTAACTTTAGGAGGTTTTAATATGTCATTCGGAACACTAAAGACAGTTACAATTGAGCGCGAAGGCGTGATGGTTGATATTAACGAAACTGATCTAAAAGATACCGACGTTGTTATTACTGATGAAATGACACAAGCAGCCGAGACCAAAGCATACAAAGCGGCAGAAACCGAAGCCTACAAGATGAACGCAAAACCAAAACCAAAGCGATAAGACAAAAAACACAAAGTTAAACCTAGAGAGGGCGGGCAGATGCCGCCCTTTTTTTATTGGAGCAAACTAATAATGGCCTTAGTTGTAGAAGATGGCAGCATTGTCGCAAACGCGGATTCTTACGTCACTCGCTCGGATTTCATAGCGTGGTCCTTAAGGCGCGGCTATACAGTGGCCGACGATGTGCTTGCGGACAATAAACTGGTCATAGCATTCGATTTCATCAACGGCATAGAAAGCTCGCTTGCCGGGCTTCTATCTGTCAGAGAGCAAACCGGAGCATATCCAAGAACGGATTTAGTTCTCCAAACTTATAGCTGGCTTTCTACAGAAATACCAACCCAAGCGATTGATTACCAGATGTCATTGGCGCTTGACCAAGTAAACGGCATAGATATTTTTAACCCGCCGCAATCAGACTCGGTGGCTGTTAAACGCTCAAAGGTGGAAGGCGCGGTTGAC